AATTAGAAGCAATGGGTTATAGAAATCCATTAGAAGATTATATTGAATTAACACAAGAACAAGTTGATACAATGTTTAAAGCTTGCACTAAAGAGCAATTACCAATTGTATCTAAGTATCTTAAACAAGATGATGGTAGTGTTGATATAAGTAAAGTTACATATGGTAATCATGGTATACTTTTAGGTAGTGCTTATATTGTTAGACATGATGCTTTTACTAGTATAAAAAATGGTTTTTGGTTAAATCCTGACTTTAATTGGGAATTTAAAATAAATGGTGATTATCAATATTTAATACCAACTAAAAAGAAATAGTTATGAAAGTAGTTGTATTAGTATTGTTATCCTATATCTTATTAGGAGTAACAGATAAGAAAGTGATTATAAAGGATAGAAATGTTAGAGATGAGTCTTTGTACCGCAGTGATAAAGGGAATGAATCTGTTTATTTAATTAATGATATAGAAGATGAGTTACCCGGCAGAATATAAGTATAGCAAAAAAGTAAGAGTATTTGCCAATGAAGAAGAATTTGAGTACTATGTACAAGTAAAATTTTTATTCTTCTGGTTTACTGTTAGTGTATATTATGATTATATGTCAGCAGATATACATGCAAGATATTTAGCAACTAAAAGAGGATGGATATAATGACAGCAGTAGAATACTTAGTAGACTTATTAGAAACTCAAAATTTTATAACTACATCACAAATAGTTGTAGCTAAAGAAATAGAAATGCATCAGATTATTATGGCTTCAGCATCTGCATATGAAGATATGTTTGGTACTGATGGCACTGTATATGGAGAAAAGTATTATGATAAACTAACACAAGATGACAAATAAAGAAGCATTGATGCACTTATGGGAAAGTGTAGATAAAACTAGTATATACCAGTTGAGTTATATTAGGAACCTGGCATTTGAGTTAGGTGAGAAAGAATTGTATTTTAAATTCAGAGATTATGAAGATAGTAAAAATTGAAGAGTTAAAACAAATCATTGAAACTCAAAATACTTTAATAGACTTATTGTATTCTCAAGTAGTAGATTTGACTATGATGTCTAAGATAGAATTGGGTGATGATGTAATTGAAGAAATAAAAATGTTAAAATCTAAGTTATGAAAGAGATATATGAAGAATTTGGTACCATTGGTGCACCAAGTATTTATGAGATTACATTGTTGATATATAATAATAGCAATCATGATTGAATTATTTATAATTGTTATTTTAGCATTATTGATAATAGGGTATCAAATGTATTCAAATAAATAATTAAAATTTAAAGCTATGGAAGATCTATATAAACAAGTATTGATGATGAAGTGGGCTAGTAAAAAGGTAACAAATAAGGCAAGCATGATGAGAAAGAAAAGGCTGATAAGAAAAGTACCTAAAGATAACTCATTGATTATTAAAAAACATAATCATAGGAAGTTACACAAGTTAAACATTACAGAAAAAATAAAGATGGGGTTTTATAAGAATCCTGAGTTTGATTAAATACTTTGGTCAGTAGATATATGAAAAAGAGATTTAGAATTTTAAAGTCACAGTACTCATATGGTGGGTATTTTGTGCAGACTAAAAATGGATTTTTTAGTTTTTGGAAATATGTAAAAGATTGTGATGGGTTTATCATACTGTTTTCTACAGCTATGGAAGCTGAAGACAAGATTGAGAAACTGTTAGAACAAGATAAAATAGCAAAATGAGAAAAGAAGACTTAGAAGAGACTGAATTTGTAAAAGTATTTGTACCTAAAGAACAGTCAGGTAATAAGAATGACTATTACTATTATAGTTATGCAATCAATGCAGATGTAATACTTACATCAAATGAGAGTGATACAATAAACAACAATACATGGAAAGTATATGAACACTCTTGGGGTGTTGCTATGACAGATATTGATGATGTAATAACTCTTATCAATTTATTTAAAAAGTGGAGTAAAATACCATTATAAGTTTAAACCTATAAAATTTAAGATTATGTTCAGTGCAAAGTTTGTGAAAAAAGAGGGGAAATTAACATATAAAACTGATAAAGAAAGTTTAGCATATAAAAACTTTATTGATCAGATACAAGAAGGTGAAGAAGTAGATATGTTTTTAAGCATACCTGGTAAAGGAGGTTCTTATGCTCAGATCTCAAAAATACACGCATGTGTAAGAGAAATGGCTAAAGAATCAGGATATACTTTTGAAGAAATGAAAAAGTTAGTTAAGAAACAAGCAGGTTTATGCTATGCTGTAAATGATGAAGGTAAACAGCTTGAGATGTGCAAATCATTTGCTGAGTGTTCAAATGATGAGTTATCTCAAGCTATTCAAGCATGTATAGAAATTGGTCTAGAGTATAATATTAATCTAGCGTAGGTTCAACATAACCTTCATCACCAGGTTCTAGTATTTCTTTTTCATCAAAAAGATTTTGCTCAACTGATATTCTTTCAATCTCAGAAATCATTAGTGTAACAGTATAGAAAGATTGTTCAACTTGTGACATTTTAGAATAGTCAGCAGCTTGAACAGTTTCAACTGATTTATCAGCTTCTTCTTTACCTTGAGCTTGAATTTGATTGAATAAGTAAAAAAGTGTATTCTTCAACATGAAGTAATATGCTTTGTTTACTTGGACACTTAATAAAGCATCATCCTTTAGTTCTTTTACCTTAACAGCCATAATGTATAATTAAAATTAATATGACAACAAATATAGATATTAATGATATAAAAGAAAAATTAAATGCAAAACTTATTGATTCAGGATGGGCAAGAGTGCTCAGAGGATTTATATATAGTACTGAATTTGATAATATTTTATTGAAACTGATTAAAGACTCACAAGAAGATAGAAGATTTACACCATTTATGAAATACTTGTTTAGAGCATTTGAGGAAACACCTTATACTGATCTCAAAGTAGTTATTGTTGGACAAGATCCATATCCGGGAATTGAGCAAGCTGATGGGATAGCATTCTCATGTAGTTTTGAAAAGAAAGCATTACCAAGTCTTAGGTTTATACTTGATGCAGTAAACAGAACTGTTTATAAAGATGAGTATTACTCTGGTTCATTAGTATCAACGGATATTGATCTGAAAAGATGGAGTAATCAGGGTATACTTATGATTAATAGTGCTCTTACATGTACAATAGGGAAACCGGGATCACATTCAGAGTTATGGAAACCTATGATGGCTTATTTATTAGACTATCTTAATTCATATAATCCTGGATTAATCTATGTATTCATGGGTAAGAAAGCACAAGAAGATTCAGTACATATTAACAACAACTGTTATAAATTCTTTGTATCTCATCCTGCATCAGCTGCATATTCTCACTTAAAAGAATGGGATTGTCAAGATGTTTTCCACAAGGTAGCTGATCTTACAAAAAAGAATTATAACTTTGATATAAAATGGTAATATGGATGAGATATTCAATCTATTAATTAAGAATAACCTGAGTCCAAATCAGTTGTATATACTTTATTGTATTAAACATAAGATCAAAACTAATGATTTTGTCAATGATACATTAGAAGTAAAACGCTTACAATCAACTAGTTGGTTGGGAGCTGATTTAACACTTGAAGGTAAGTCAATAATTCTATTACAAGACTTAGACTCATTCTTCAAGACAAGTAAAAAGAAAACAAGTACCAGTGTAATGGGGGAAAACTTTATGGAAAATATTGAAACATATTTAGATATTTTTCCTAAATTTAAACTCCCAAGTGGTAAATATGCTAGGTCAGATAAGAAGAATCTTGAGAATAATTTCAAGTGGTTCTTTGAATCACACAGTTACTCATGGGATACCATACTTGATGCTACAAGAAAGTATGTTGATGAATATGAAGTAAATGGATTTAAGTATATGAGAACATCACAATATTTTATTAGAAAGCAAGGCTCAGATAAAACATATGACTCTGAGTTAGCAAACTATTGTGATATGTTATTAAACGGTGGAGAAGACCCAACACAAACACATTTTAAAGAAAGAGTTGTATAATGCGTAAATTGTCCAGAGTATCACTATTGCTTTGTGCAGTAGTGGGAACTCTGTTTGGCTATGCGGTAACTAATGCTTTTATTATTGAGATTAGTGTAATTAATTTTATAGTAGTTGAGGTAATCATTAGCATTATGCATGCAAGTTTTAACAGAGTTAAAGTAAAAGTTATTTAATATTTGCATGAGATGTTGAAAAAAGCAGAAACACCAACAAAGTGGAATAGTCAGAAAGAAGGTTTTCAGGAATCATTACATTATTTAAAAGGTAGAATGGCAGGTGAGATTAAAAGTCTTAGAACTCCATGGCCTAAATTTAATGATGCAATGACAGATGGTATTGAATGGAATACAATGACTGTAATTGGTGGAAGACCTGCTTGTTTATCTGGTGATTCACTAATGTATATTGCAAGAAAAGGTCCAAAAGGATCTGGCAGATGGTATAGTCTAAAAGATATATACTATAAATTTAATGGTTTAAGACATACAGATATGTCATCTAGAGATAGAGGTTGGAATAATACTATTACAACTAATACTCAATGTTATAAATATGATGAAAACTTAACAGGTTTAAATCAAATTGAAGCAGTGTATGAATCTGGGATTAAACCTGTTTATTTAGTAACAACTGAAACAGGCAAAACAATAAAAACAACTTTAGATCATAGATTTTTAGTTGACTTTTGTGATGATTTTAAAGAATTAAAAGAGTTAAGCATAGGTGATTTTATTGTATGTAAAGCTGAACCAAAGAAAAAAGATAAAGCTGAAAAAATAACTCACAAAAGAGTTCATATAATAAAAAAAATGGCTTATTATCCTTCAGCAAAAGTTAAAATAACAGGTAAATATACATATCATAGAATTTCTGAAGCAAGAGCTGTATATGATGCTAACCTTAATGATTTAGAATTAACTGAATTTCTTGATAAAGTAAATGCACCAAACAATTTTGTATTTTCTGATATGACAATGGAAATACATCATATGGATCAAAATCCTTTAAACAATGATATAAGTAATTTACAATTATTATCAGTTAAAGAGCACCATGCTTTACATAATGATAGATCTAGACTTGGTTTAAACCATGTGCAAAAAGAAAAAATTGTATCTATTAATTACATAGGGGATGAAATGACTTATGATGTATCAATGAAAGATCCATATAATAATTTTATTGCAAATGGTTTTGTTGTTCATAATTCAGGTAAAACTTTAATAGTAGAACAAATAGTGAGAGAGTCATTTCTTTTAAATCCAGCTGAAGACTTTAGAGTATTACAGTTTCAGTTTGAGATGTTAGCTAGATCTTCTGCAATTAGAGAGTACTCAAGTATAATTGGTAAGTCATATAAGTATTTATGTAGTGCTGATGGACAATTGAGTCCTGAAGATTTACAAAAGTGTTATAACTATGCCAAAGAAAAAGTAAAGTATCCTATTGATATTGTTGAGAAACCATGTACTGTAGATGAGTTCATTAGAACTATTCAAGAATATATGGCTTATTATTCTACCGTTGATGATAACGGTGTAAGACATTTTAAGAAAACATTGATATCATTAGACCACTCTTTGCTTGTAAAAAAAGCACAAACAGAAAAAGATAAGAATGAGACACTAAATAATCTTGGTGAGGCATTAACATCATTGAAAAGGATATACCCTATAGCATTTATAATATTAAGTCAGTTAAATAGAAATATTGATAATCCTGAAAGATCAGAAGATGGCAAGTATGGTAATTATGTATTAGAATCAGATATATTTGGTGCTGATGCGTTATTACAACATGCTGATACCGTAATAGGTATTAATAGACCAGCAAAACAAAAGATCAGATTCTATGGCCCTGATAGATTTATAATTGAGAATGATAGAGTAATGGTATTACACTTTTTAAAATGTAGAAATGGTGATACAAGATTAAGCTTCTTTAAAGCAGAGTTTGAAAAGATGAGTATTGCAGAGATGAATACTCCTGCTCAACAAGAAAAAAGAATAGGAACCAAATAATTAATATATGGCATTAACAACAAAAGACGGTGGTAATCAAACCAGTGGATTTAACAGAAAAGAAAAGACTGAGGAGTTGGTGAAGTATCACCAAAAGGTTTTTGATGCATTAGATATTTCTAATCCATTATTTATACCTAAATGTGCTTATAGACCTTATGGTAAAGATGAATTACACATGGGGTTCTTTAAGAGTGAATTAAGTAGAGATCAAGATATATATACTGAGTTTACCAGTATTGCACTTGATCCAGAAGATCCAACAAGAACTTTGTATAAATGGAAACATAATCCATTTTATGATGAGGAATATGAAACTACAGATCCTAATGCACAAGGACATGTAAGATATCTTATTCCTGTATCAGAACTGATAAAAATAAAGGCTGAACCTAAAAAGACTGAAACTAAAAAGACTGAAATTGATACTGAAGAAGTAAATGGGTTATTTCCTGATTTTGATGATATAATGGACTCAGATTTAGATGCTCCTCTAAGCAGTTTAACTGTAAGAGATCTAGCTGCTATATTATTACAGAAACCAGTGAGTAACAAGAAATGGTTAAATGATTTAATAAAGTAAAAAATGGAAGGATTGGTATTGCCCACTAAGAAAGTGAGCGCAACAAGAGTTAATCCAAAAAGATTGTTAATTTACTCTAAGCCAAAGACAGGTAAAACTACCGCTTTTGCAGGTTTAGAAGGTAATTTAATAATTGATTTGGAAAATGGGACTGATTATGTAGATGCAATGAAAGTAAAAGCTAATAGTCTTAAAGAATTATTAGCAGTTGGTAAAGCAGTAGAAGAAGCAGGTAAACCTTATAGGGTTATCACTATTGATACTGTAACTGCATTGGAAGAAATGGTTATGCCTTTAGCTGTTAAAAAGTATAAAGCTACTCCAATGGGTAAAAGTTATGATGGAGACAACGTAATTACTTTACCAAATGGTGCTGGTTATTTATACATAAGAGAAGCATTCTTTGATGTTTTGAATTATGTAGATACATTAGCTGAACATATTATTCTATCAGGTCACATCAAAGACAAACAAGTTGATGATAAGGGTGAAATGGTAATGGCAGCTAATATTGATTTAACTGGTAAGATTAAGTCTTTAATCTGTGCAAATTCAGATGCAATTGGTTATATGTTTAGAAAGGGTAACAAGGTTATGTTAAACTTTAAGACTAATGAAGAAACTACTTGTGGTGCAAGACCAGAGCATTTAAGAAATGCAGAGATAGTGATTAGTGAAATTAATGATAAAGGTGATATAGTTACTCACTGGGATGAAGTTTATAAATAATTAATAATATAAAAAATAAGAAAAGATGGCAATAGGAACTAAAGACGTAGTAGCAGGTGGTAACGGATTACCAAAAACAATTAGCCCAGGAAATCATAAATTAAAAATCAATAGCTTAATGGCTGAAGACTTTAAGTTTATTCCTGGTGCAATACAGATTATCTTGAATGTAGAAACTGAACCTCTTGAAGGATTTGAAGGTTTTATGATCAACAAAGATATGCCAGAAGCAGGTCATTATAAAGGTCAAATTGGTAGAGTAAAAGCTGGTCAGTATGCATTTGCTGATGGTACTACTAAATCAGGTGTACAAATCTATAGAGATAACTCTATATTAGTATTCTTGAAATCAATTTGTACTACATTAGATATGTTAGCATGGTTTGATGAGCAAGATAACAAACATGATACTATTGAAGATTTTATTCTTGCATTTAATGAGTCAGCTCCATTTAAAGATAAATTTATGGACTTCTGTGTAGCAGGAAAAGAATATGAAGGTAAAACAGGTTATACAAATTATGACTTATATTTGCCAAAATCTTCAAAAGATGGTTTTGCATTTGCTAAACTTGGTTCAGGTAAAAACTTATTATATTCTGAAGCACTACATCTTAAAAAACTTGAAGCTAAAAAAGTAGACTCATTTGGTTCAGGTGAGGATGACTTTGCAGTACCTAACAAGGTAGCTTCTGACTTTGATTTAGACTAACAATAGTTTAAAAGGGAGTCAGACAAAGGCTCCCTTTTTTATTAAAGTTAATAATTATGATTTCAACAAAGAAAAATGCTATATCAATAGGTAATGTTCCTGTCACATGGATATATGAACATTACTTAAATCTTACTGAAAAATTAGATGGTCAACAGATTAAAGTAAAATCTGCATTTAAGACTGAAAAGACGCCATCAATGTATGTATATGTTGATGCCAACACAATGACTTATAAGTATAAAGATTTTTCATCTGGAATACAAGGAGATTCAATATCCCTTATTGAACATATGTTTAATCTTGATAGAAGACTTGCTACATTTAAAATAATAGATGATTACAAAGCATATATAGATTTTAATAAATCATATAGTGCTCCTGAAATCAAAAGTTATGAGAATTATAAAGTATGTGACTATACTATAAGACACTGGAGTAATTTTGATCAAAAGTATTGGGGTGATTATCACATTGGTTCAAAAATGTTAGATGCTTACAATGTATCTCCCTTGGAGTATTATAAGTTATCAAGAAATGAACCAGATGGTAGTGTATCTGAAATTACAATTACAGGATTTAACTTGTATGGTTATTTTAAAAATGATGGTACACTATATAAGATTTATCAGCCAAAAATATTAAACAGAAAGTTTTTAAAGATGGCTAATTATATCCAAGGTTCTGAGCAATTAACATTGACTAAAGATTATTTGGTTATTACATCATCACTTAAAGATGTAATGGCTTTTAATAAGCTTGGTTTTAACAATGTTGAGTGTATAGCACCAGATAGTGAGAATACTATTATAAAAGAAACCAGTATTGAAAAACTAAAGAGTAAGTATAAAAGTATATGTGTATTGTTTGACAATGATGATGCCGGTAAAATGGCTATGGAAAAATATAAAGAAAGATATGGTTTATCCTATATAGTTCTTGATATGGAAAAAGATGTATCAGACTCTATTAAAGCACATGGACTGCAAAAAGTAAAAGAAGAATTATTTCCATTATTAAAAAAAGCAATACATGAAAGGTGAAATTAAAATTGGGTTTAAATTCAAAAAGGATAATCCTGGTGAATTTACTAAAAAGGTAAACATTGATGGTATAACACCATTACATATTGCATCAGCTGTAACTACTCTTATAGAGATATTAGAAAAGTATGCAGATGATGATGATCAAAGAAAAATATTAGAATTATTGAATAATAATGCAGGATTTGCTGGTGTTAAGATTATACCAAAAGGTGATGCATAAAAATTAAGATTATGAGTTGGATACATAAAGGAAAAGTGTTTACAGAATCTGATATTCCTGAAGGAGCAATTGGTTTTGTATATCATATGTCAGTAATATTAAATGGTAATAGCTATGCATATATTGGTAAGAAGAACTTTTTTGCTAATATCAAGAAACCTATGGGTAAAAAAGCATTAGCTCAAACTACTGATAAAAGACTAAAGAAATACACTAGGGTTACTAAACCTAACTTTATGGCTTACCATAGTAGTAATCAACAATTAAAAGAAGCTCATAAAGCTGGATGTAAAATTAAAAGGGAAATTCTAATGATTTGCTACTCAGCAACAGAATTGACTTATCAAGAAGTAAAGCATCAATTTAAATATGAAGTGCTTGAAAAAGAGGAATTCCTTAATGGGAATATACTTGGTAAATTTTATAAGTTTAAATAATAAAAAGTTATGAAAATAGCAATGTACGACCTTGAAGGTCATTTATTAGAAGTATTAGAAGCAGAAACATATCAAGGAATCATTGATCTATTGCCTGTAAAATCAAGTATTAAAAGTACTGCTTCTATACAACAAGCCACAAGAGGAGAAATTAATTTTTGTGGAGGCTATCAATTTAGAGAAGTTTTTACTAAAAAACCTTTACAAAAAATTGGAAGTTGTATTGATTTAAAAAAAGCAGTAGAAAAACAAGTGCAAAAATATTATAAAGGAGTATACATTTGTACCTATAAAAATATAGAAGAAGCTGCTTTTATAAATAACATATTGCGTGATAATATTGGTAAATGTGCTAGAGGAATAAGAGCTACAGCAGGTGGTTTTGAATGGAAATTTGTAGTATAAAATAAAAAAGTTATGGCTGAAAATGTATTAGAAAAAATAATGATTGGTTTAGTAAATGCAGGTATTAAAAAGGTATCTGTAAATTATGATGGTGGTGGAGATAGTGGAGCTATTGAGTCTATAAGAATAACAACTGATCCAGATGTTGACTTTGACCAATTACAAAGTTGGGAAGGTGGAACTGATTTAAATGATTATAACTCAGAGTTATATTCATTGCTTGAAGATTACTGTCAAGAGATGTTATTGAATGACATTGAAGACTGGTGGAACAATGATGGTGGCTTTGGATATGTAAATATTGATGTAGAAGAAGGTACATATGAAATTCAAAATAGCATAAGAGTTACTGATTATGAAGAGTTTAATCATTATGGTAACTTGTTTGAGAAAAATAAGAGATAGATGATGCATGACAATTATAAAATTAAATTTGGAAAGCATAAACATAAAAAGTTAAAAGATGTACCCTTTGATTATTTAAAATGGTTGGCAGGTCAAGAGTTTTGTCCAAGTCAGGTAAAGAAATATATTAAAGAGCATGAAAATTTTATTTAAATAAGAATAATATGGCACATCCTTTAGAGCATTGTAAGTCCTCAGTAAGAAAATGGGGTGGTAGACAGGTTGATTATCAAGCTATTCATGAGTGGCTAGATGAAACTAAGGCTTGGGTTGGTCACAGTATGCATAGAATGTTCCGTCACCATAGTGAAGGTATATTTGAATGTGAGAAAGTATTTGGATCAAGCTTTATCAACTTTGATGGTAAGACTGTATATACAAGATATGTTGCTGAACAACATGTAAAAGAAGATTGTAATGGATATATTCCTACAGCAAAGGAATGGGTTAAGATGATTGAATCTGGAAAACCTGAGTTATGGGCTATAAAAACTTTAAAAATAGAAGACTAATGGAAGAAGTAAAAGAAATTAAACTAGAGAATGAGAGAATCAAAGTGGTTTTCACAAATGAGGCAAATCCAGATGAGCCAAGTTTACAAGTAGAATTTATTTGTGTAAGGAATAGTGAAGGTGTAAAAGAAACTCAAGTATTGATAGATCCATCTGTTTTTAACAGAGAGCCATCATTTATGGGTGAATTATATATGAATACATTTGATTCTTTAGCAACTGTAAGAGAAATATTTGATAGAGGTGATCTATATGAAGGTGTACGTACAATAACTATAGAACAATACAAGCAGTATTTGATAAAAGTAAGAGGTGTTGATCCAAAAAATTTATAAAGACTGATGGAAAATCAATTTGATATATCTGATGATATTTTAAGAGAAATGGCTGAAAAGTATATGATTGAAGAAAGCTATGGTGAACCTCAACCGGATTTATACGTAGGTTTTTTAGCTGGTTTTAAAGCAGCAATCAAATTAATAAGTAATAAAATAGAAGATTGATGGAAAAGGTAGTACTGACAAAAGAGAGTGTAAGAAGTATAATGGATATGTATGCATCAACTGATAAAGATAATTGGTTAGTTGCAAATGAGATAGTAAATAACTGTGATATTGAGAAATCTAAAGCATGGTTAGTTTTATTATATGCAGAAAGTAATAAAGATAATAATTATTGGGAAGAAAATATACCTAATGTTATTGATGTTATAAGAGGTATGGGTATTTATAGTGAATATAAACCTACAGTTAATAATGTTTTGACAACATTAATTAATTTAACTGCTGAATCTGATGTAGTAGATATGTTTTTACAATTACATGTTGAGACATTAAAGAAAAGTATGAAAAGTTGGGGTTATCCCGTAGATAAATTAAACTATTCAATAACATTAAAGGATGGCAAAGAGTAGAGAAGATAGTTTAGCAAAAACCAGTAAAGATTTGATGTTGAAGGAGCCCTATTACGGGTTCTTTTTAATTATGTTGAATAAGGTTTGGGATAATAAAAGAGTTCCAACTGCTGGTGTAAGTAAGCATAATATCAATTATCAGCTTACTATTAATGAAAATTTCTGGACTGGATTAAGTGATGATCATAAGCATGGTTTATTAAAACATGAGCTCAACTAGGGCTCCTCATGCAGTAATGTATGTGTAAAATGTCTTAAATTGACGGGGACTCCCTAAAGCTCTATCTACTAAGCATGCACCGTGAGGTAGTATGTGGCTGAATTAATTACTCAGGTATAGTAAAAAAGATAGAGATGTCCAAATGGGAAATCCGCAGCCAAATTTCTTGGTTATATGGTTTATTTTTGGTATATTGTAGTATAAATACTTACATATATGAAAATAGAATTAGAACAAAAAGTAATTGATTATTATGTTACTGATAAATTATCAGGTAAAAAGATTGCAAGCATATTACGAGTAAATGTAAAAACTGTATTTGCAATTTTAAAAAGAAATAATATAAAATCAAGAACTTTGTCTGAATCAGCAATGAAATATACTTGTCAAGATGACTTTTTTAATGTAATTGATACAGAAAAAAAAGCATATTGGTTAGGTGTTCTTTTTGCTGATGGTAATATTACAAAAAAAGCAAGTAAATCAGGACAAATAATTTTTTCATCAAAAGATAAAGATTGGGTAGAACAATTTTTATTAGATGTTGGATCAAATAATTCTCCTAATTGTGAATATCAAAAAGTATTTAAAAAATATATATGGAAAGCTCAAATAACATCAGCTCAAATGTATAATGATTTAAATAATTTAGGATGTACACCAGCTAAAACTAAAACAATAAGAATACCTATACTAGAGGATGAATTAGTTCATCATTTTATTAGAGGTTATTTTGACGGTGATGGTACAGTTGGAGCTTACAAAAACTTAAAAAATAGTGATTGGAAAATCCTAAAATCAGGTTTTTGTTCAGGCTCAAAAGAATTTATGATTGACTTATTAAAAATATTACCAGTAAAAAATAAAACTATTAAGCAAAGCAATGAGTGTTATGTTACACAGCATTCTTTGCATGATACACTTAATTTATATAACTTTATGTATAAAAATCATACATTATGTTTAAATAGAAAAAGACAAGTTTTTATTGATTACTTAGACACATATGTACCAAGAAAGAGGTTCAACGACTACAATAGACCATCCCTAGTGGATGAAGGTATAGTCTGATCTCATGTGAAAGCATGAGTTAACAAAAATGCTTGCATATCGCATTTGGCCATCTTACTATGTATTTTAAGTTTAGTGATAAGAAGCTTGCTAATTACGCAATGGACATGGAAATAAATCAATTCATTGATAATCAGTATCTTCCAGAAGGTGGTGTTAATATAGATGATTATCCTGATTTGAACTTAGATAGAAAGGCAGGTTGTAGATATTATTATGAGAAACTACAACAAGCCAAAGAGAAGAAAGACAAAGGTGGTGAAGAAGGTACAAGTGGTGATGACAACTATGATAAAGTATGTGATCAAATGGATTCCGGAGATGATATGGACTCTGATCATCCAACTTGGTCTGACTTTGAAGACATGACTGAAGCTGAACAGAAGCTAATTGAGAAGCAATTGAATAAGATTCTCAATGATGCTAAGGAAATGACTGAAAAGAAAAGAGGTAATGTTCCTGGAGAAATTGAGGGATTACTTGAAATGGAAGCAATCACAGCCCCTAAGTTTGATTGGAAAGGTTATATAAGAAGATTTACTGGTGTATCATCAAAAGTGTATACTAAAAAGATAAGGAGAAAAGAGAATAGAAGATATTCTGATAATCCTGGTCTAAAGATTAAAATGAAACAACATATGTTGTTGGCTATTGATACTTCAGGTTCTGTATGTGATAAAGAGTTGCATGAGTTCATGAATGAAATACATCACATCTATAAGCAAGGAGTAGATATTACTATTATACAATGTGATACTGTTATAAGAAGTATTGAACCGTATAAAGGCAAAAATGAAATTAAGATATATGGTAGAGGTGGGACTGAATTTACTCCCGTCCTTGAGTATTATAATGAAAATATAAGAAAGTTTACTAGCTTGGTATATTTCACTGATGGTGAATGTTATACTGATGTTAAACCAAAAGCTCCTGTTTTATGGGTGCTGTCTGAACAATCCCATATGAATAATAGCCTTCCGGGAAAGGTGATAAAACTTGAGTTATAAATTAAAAAAAATTAAAAAAGATGAGTCAGATTCAATTAAATGCAGATGAGTTAAAAAACTTTATTAAACATATTATTAAAAACAATGAGATACTTCAACAAACTGGTAAGATGCCTACAGCACTAGCTGTTGTTGGTGAAGCCGGTTTAGGTAAAACATCATCTATAATGCAAGTCGGTGAAGAATTAGATTTAGATGTTGTTAAGTTAAATTTATCACAAATTGAAGAATTAGGGGATTAAGATTTAGTTTTCTACAAATATATTTGTATATTTGTATATGAAAACATCAATTCTTCAATTAAGTGCAAAAGAACTTAGACATAAATCTGGTATATACATGTTATCATGTAATAATAGATTTTATGTAGGTAGTTCTAAAACTTTATATGACAGATTATTAGAGCATAGACAAAAACTTTTGAATAATAAACATTCAAATGATTTTATGCAAAAGGCTTTTAATAAACATGGCATAAATAGTTTTGAATATGAGATATTAGAATTTTGCTTGCCAGAAAACAGAATATTAAGAGAAAAATACTACATTGATACATTAAAACCTGATTTTAATTTACAATTAGACCCCATTAGCAGAACTCTTTCTTTATACAGTAGACAAAAATTATCCAAATCAATTCTTAAAGGTATTGATGAAGGTAAGTATAAAAACAAATTTGATTATTGTACTGTTGAAGTATATGATTATTTTGGAAATTATATTAAGTCTTTTAAAGATAAAGATGAAGCTTCTGAAAAATTAAACATTACTAAAAAAGATGTCCAAAGATTGGCTGGTGGTTATGTTAAAGGTTTAAGTAAAAATGGAATAAGGTTAAGATACTCTGATAGCAAAACCCAAATAAAAAAATTTAATGTTGATCCTAAATATTTAGGTAAACATTTTGATTTTTATTGTGATGGTGTTGTTGCTTTCAATAGTGTAAAAGATGTATGGAAATTTTTATCTGAACAAGTATTATCAGGCAAAACAAATTTTAATATTGATATTAAATTAAAAACCAACTAGGTCCCCTTTAAACTCTGTGAACTCATGGAACATCCTGGTAAGGACAATCATGAGCCAAGCTTTGTAGAAATACATTGAAGGTGCAACGACTAGGTGATGGAGTCTTAACAAGTGATGTTGAAGATGGTAAACACCCACGAGCGCAGAGCTACTCCTTATGTGTATCAACACTTAAAGGGAGTAGATGATATAGTCTGAACTGTAGTAATAATACAAGTCCGTAAACTACAGAATCTAAGGATAAAGAGCCTTAGAGATAACATAATGTTAGTTGGTTTTCCATTCAAAGAGTTTGAAATGGTAAGAGAAGATGGTATGAACAAATGGGTTCCTGAAACAATTATGGATACATATATCAAAAACAGATATAAGCCAACAGGAAGAAATAGAATGAATTATGCAGCTCCAGAATGGATTGAAGGTAAAACTAAAGGTGGTATTTTATTGCTAGATGACTGGAATAGAGCTGATTTACGCTTCATACAAGCCTGTATGGAATTAATTGATAGACAGACTTATGTATCTTGGAAATTACCAAAAGGATGGACAATATTGTTAAGTCAAAATCCTGATAATGGAGACTATTCAGTTACTGCACAAGATATTGCTCAAACAACAAGATATATTACAGTTGAAATGAAATTTGATGTTAATACTTGGGCTAAGTGGGCTGAAGGATTTGGAATTGATGGCCGTGGAATAAATTTTATTTTAATGAATCCTGAACTTGTAACACAAAATGTTAATCCAAGAGCTATTACTACTTTCTTTAATGCTATTAGCTCTATTGAAAAGTTTGAAGAGCAGTTACCATTAATCCAAATGATTGGTGAAGGTTCTGTTGGAGCTGAGTTCTCTAGTATGTTTACTATGTTTATTAATAACAAGATGGATAAGATTATTTCTCCTCAAGATATTATGACTAATACAAGTGAAGCATATGTAGTAGGAGCATTAAATGGTGCGGTAGGTACAGGAGATGATTTTAGAGCTGATATTAGTAGTATAATTACTACCAGATTAATCAATTATTCATTAAAGCATGCATCTGAGCATGCAGTTAGTGATGCAATGATTAACCGTTTGGTTAAATTGACTACAGATTGTGAAGCTTTCACAACTGACCTTAAATATTACATGGTAAAAGAGATTCTTGCAGGTAACAAACCTAAGTTTGCTAGACTAATGCAGAATGCTAATGTAATTAAAATGGCAGTTAAATAGATATTAACATAAAGCGGTGTAAAAAGCCGCTTTTAATTTAAAAATATGGAAAATACATTAATAATAAAACTACAGATTTCAAACTCTGATTACTATGATAATCATGATTTATCTTTACTTGATATTAATACAGAAGTTGATTTACAATATGCTACATTTAACAGTGTAAGAACCTTGTTTCCTGTAACAACAGGTTATGAACCAACTACAGGTGATAAATTATTTTTTGCTAAAAGTGTAAATATACCTCGTGTAAAGCTTAAAAATCTTACAAAAGATTATAAAATAAAAGCTACAACAAAGATTGAAGAGGCAAGTGCAGTATTTATTTCAGATAATACTACTGCAAAATATACAGAAGCACGTTGGCATTATAATGTAAAAACTGAAAAGTTTAAAGAGTTTTTTCAAGGTGCAGTTGATGGTGGTTATATTGATGATTATTATGCAAATAAAGTAAATACAGCATTAGAGTTCTATGAAAATGAATATATTGCTATTGAATATAATACTAAAAGTATATTAGAAGATGTTCATATTCCTTTTAGATTAACTGAAGGTGTAAGTTTTTCATCTCAAAGATTGCAATATATTAGTGATGAGTATGTTAGTTCATATAAAGACATGCTTAACTTTACTGGGCCAATATATGATGAATCTGAATTACTAAAGTATTTAAATGGTAGTGATGCATTAGCTATTGAAGAGAACATGTATGAAAGTTTATGTGAGATGTTTGATAGCTCAGATAGAGATAATCATACATTAGCTATGGAGATAATGGCTAATTCACAGTTTGAAGATAGTATTTTATATTTAAGTTTATTGTTTAATAACTACTATAATAGAATACAAGACTCAAGGAGTAAAAGCCATGTGAATTTTAAATCTTTACTTGCATTAATGGATATCAGAAGCAATTATTTTCATTTAGATATAGATCAAATAATTGAGAGATTGAAAAAGCATGGTAAGTTGACTAAAGAAAATGTTGACATAATACTAAAGAAACTAGGAGACAAAATCATTAATGGTGGTGACTCAACGTATTTTAAAATTAAAACAATTACAATGACTGAAGAGATGTTGGCTGTTTTGAATTTAAACTATGAGTATTCATTACATGGTGATTTTACACCACAATCTCCTGAGATTGAAGAAGAAGTTGTAGAAGAAATAGTATCTCTAGAAGAAGAAGCTGTTACTGCAACTGTAGAAGAAGAGATTGTTGAAGAAGTGGTAGAAACAATTGAAGAAGTTGTTGAAGAAGTAGTTAACACACCTACAAGAGAGTTAATAGACTTTGACAATGTAATAGTAGAACCTAAAACAAATAATGATGGGTATTTCTTATAATGAAGAATTAAATCAATTTTATAAAAGTGACTTTTATTTTAGTTACTCAAGTATAAATAAGCTGTTGTATTCACCAGCAGCTTTTTATAGACACTATATCTTAAATCAAAGAGAAGATATGGTTGATGCTCATTTAGTAGCCGGGAAAGTAGTGCATTGTTTACTACTTGAACCAGAAAAGTTCAATGATGAATTTATTGTAATACCAAGTAATTTACCAAAAGATAATAATAGATTACTTGTAGATGAAGTCTTTAAGGTTTTTCAATCACAACCTGATACAGATTTGACATTAGCAGATTTTCCTGATTCAATAATTAGTGTACTTGTTGGTATTAATTTACACCAGTCATTGAAAACTGATGAAGGTAGAATTGCAAAGATGGTGACTGAACAGAATACACAGTACTTTGAATTTTTAAAAGTAAAACAAGGTAAGACTATTGTAGATCAAACTACATTAGACACAGCAAAAGAATCTGTAGAGTTATTAAGAAACCATGAGACTGTAAGAAGTTTAATGCAACTTGATAATGATAAAGATGAAAATGTAAAAATATATAATGAAGAAGGAGTACAGATAAAATCAAGCAAGTATAAGTTTGGATTTAAAGGTATCTTAGATAATGTAGTAATGGACTATAATACTAAGACTTTGTTCATTAATGATTTAAAAACAACTGGTAAGGCTATTCAAGACTTTCCAGACTCAGTGCAATATTATAAGTATTGGATACAGGCCGTCATGTATAAACAGTTGAGTTTGGGTAAATATCTTAGAGAATTACCAGACGCAGCTGAATGGAAGGTTGTAATTACTTTTATTGTGATTGATAGAGCTAATTTAATTTACCCATTTCAGGTATCACCAGAAACATTAAAAGTATGGGAAGAAAACTTTAAAGATATATTGAATGTAGTAGACTATCATTATAGCAATAAAGATTTTAGTTTACCATATGAATTAGCAACCGGTAAAATTAAATTGTAGAATTATGAGTATTGATGCGCTTTATAAGAATTATTTTCAAAAATCTAAGATATTTGTCTATCCGCTCTTAGGTATAAAAAAGGGTGTAAGTGTTACTCCAGTCCAAACTTATTTTGGCTGGAATGACTATGTAACACCCGAGGATATGAAACTAGTTGCTGTATATCATGAGAGAACTGATCAAGATTACATCAACTTTGAAAAAAATGTATTACTGAAACATAATCGGCTGAGTGATTACATTAAACTAAATGACACTGAAGTATTATATACATTTGATTTTTCTGATATGGAGTCAGATTGGATGCATTTAATTAATGGTAGATATAGTAAGATGAATCCTACAGTAAAGCGCAAAATAAGGGACCATTTTGATAAGAATGGGAGTAATTACATGTATATGGATAGTTTCTTGTTTCCTGAAAAGTATTTCAATATTTATTCTGAGTTATTAGGAGTAGATGAGGAAGTATTAAAAAATGTAGGGGAACTATGTACTACACCAGACATGGAAAAAGAAATATTAATGGTTGCTGTAAAAGAGTTGCAGGATCCAAAAATAAATATGTAATTTGTAAAATAAATAAAATAATATGACAGGAGAAAACACAATGACATTGATCAGTTCAGAATGGAATGGTCACAGTACTTTTAGAATGATACCAGTATCTAATGATGCACCGTATGTAGAATGTATTTATGATTTAACTTCAGGGTTATTTGTAATCATTGGTAAGGTAACTAAGACAAGTTTGCATATGTTACCAAAATTAGATGAGAATGGTGATCCAATGGGTACACAAGCAATGAGAGCAAATGGTAGAAATGTTAAAGAAGAGAGAATCTCTAGTGAAACATTTCAAGAGTATTATTTGGATGACAAAACTGATATTAAAAACTTAATTAACTACTTAGGTGTTAACTCTAAAGATTTTGATTTTCAGACTACATTAGATAAAGCAGTTGTAGCTGCAAAATAATTTAATAAGTCACAGAGTGTCATCCGTGATGCTCTGTGCTTTTAACTAAATAGGGGAAACAGCTTAACTGAATATGGATTATGGGAGAAATTACTAAGACCCACTGGGTTATGGATTATGAAACAATGCAAAATTGTTTTATTGCATGTTTTGAAAGTATAAAAACTGATGAGAGACATGTATTTGTAATGCATGATTTACAGAATGACTGGGATGAATACATTGAGTTTCTAAAGAGAAACATACTCTATAATGAATGGCATGTATCTTATAATGGTTTAGGATTTGATGGTCAGATAACTGAGTATATATTACAGAATGCTGGTAGTCTATCTTTCATGGCTGGATCTGAAATTGCTGAATGGGTTTATAGTAAAGCTCAATATGTGATTAATAAGCAAGGATCTGGTGAGTTTCTAGATTTTTATGAAAAGACTATGAGCATCAAGCAAGTAGATGTATTCAAGTTAAATCATTGGGATAATCCTGCTAAGAGATCAAGTTTAAAATGGATACAGTATAGTATGGATTGGCCAAGTATCCAAGATATGCCTTTACACCATACTACCAAAGTGACCACATTTGAGCAAATTAACATGATAGTTGATTATTGTTGGAATGATGTTGTGTCAACTAAGCAGATAATGCGCCTAAGTAAAAATCAAATTGCATTAAGAAAAACATTGACAGAGGAATATAATATTCCTTTATTTAGTGCTTCAGAACCAAGAATTAGTAAAGAGTTATTCTTACATTTCTTGAGTGAGAGTACTGGAATTAAAAAATATGATTTAAGACAGTTGAGAACTAAGAGAGAAAGCATTCCTGTAAAGGATATTATTCTTGATTATGTAAAGTTTGAGACTGCAACCTTTCAAAAGCTATTATCAGTATTTAATGATATTGTTGTATATCCAGAACATACAAAAGGAGGCTTCAAGTATTCTATAAACTATAAAGGTGTTAAAACTGATTTTGGTTTAGGTGGTATTCATGGTGCAAAGACAAGTGGTATCTATAAGTCTAATGAAGATATGATGATAATGTCAAGTGATGTTGTCAGTTATTATCCAAATCTAGCTATTAGAAATAACTGGGCTCCTGCACATTTACCTAAAGTAGAATTCTGTGAGCTGTATGAATGGTTCTTTAATGAGAGAAAGAAGATAAGTAAGAAAGATGTAAGAAATTATGTATATAAGATTATTCTTAATTCAACTTATGGATTAAGTAATGATGCAAATAGTTTTCTGTATGATCCAGAATTTACTATGAGAATAACTATTAATGGTCAGTTAAGTCTTTGTATGTTATATGAGATGATAATTGAAGAGATACCTAATGCAGTACCATTAATGCAAAATACAGATGGTTTAGAGACTATCATACCAAGAGAATATCAGGAAAAATATTTGGAGATATGTGCTAGATGGGAAAAGATTACAAGTCTTCAACTAGAGCATGATACTTATAGTAAAATGATCATAGGTGATGTAAATAATTATATTGCTGTACATGATTATAAACTTGTTGATGAAGATAGATATAATGAAATGAAACAAGAGAATCCACATTATCTTTTTAAAGAAGGGAATGGT